ATCGGCTTCTGCACCTTCAACATCAATTACTTTGTATGGAAAGTTTTCCTTGAGTTCAACTTTGAATTTGGCAAGCATATCAAAGATAAGATGCCAATCAAGGTCGGATTTCTCCCGTGCTTTCTTGCGGTGTGCCTTGTAGAAGGGGAAGAATTCCTTGCGCCAGTATTTACGGTTGTCAGCACACAGAACAACCTCACCGTATTCTTTGCGGAAGTTCTTTAGGTGAGTTCTGATGATATTCAGAACCATGTGACGAATCAAATCTTCTTCTAATTTGAGTTTCGGCTTTTGGTTGGCAATTTGAGCCATGAGGCCTGCCAACAGTACTTGATTTAAATCAACGAGAATCATAATGTATCATTAAAAGTTGTTATTCGTTATTATAACTCAAATTTGACCATTTGGCAAATATGTCCTTGGCCAGTTTGTCGGATGTGGTAGTTTTCCTGGTAATCATACCATACCAATCATCTTTAATCATTCTTGTAACATATTCTCTAGGATCAATTAGAATGCCATCGAATCTATCCAAGTCCACAATATCATATTCTTCATTCATACGAAAAATGATGATATCGAACAAATCACCCATTTCTGAACCACCAACTTTTTCACTCTTTTCTCTATATTGTGCAACTTCCAATTTCACTTGGTCGTCATCACCTTCCGGGTGTGGCACAAAAAAGATTGTATCATAATCTCCAATGTGTTTGAAAATTTCTAACATTAAATTCCTTTAAGATGCGATTTTCTCACTCTTACCATAATCCAGGTATTGTAATACTCATCACTTTCTAATACACCATTGACAAATTGTTCCTTTGCTTCAAGATAACCTGCTGCACCTTTGGATAGGCACAAATGGAGTATCTCTCGCTTGAAACATTCCTTTCCGTGTATTATAACATCTTTTTTCAATTCCTCATTGCTACCATAGTAAGTTTGCCAGTCTGAAAAAACTTTGTAACGTTTTTTCTTACCTTTTACTTGTTTGGTTTTGGAACTGTAAAAGAATTTCTTACCTATGTACTTCTTTCCGTTTGTTGTGTTGGTGATACAATAGACGAATCCATAGTTATCACCAATCATTTCCTCGGTAAATTCAGTGTCATTATATGTCCAGTTTAATCCCATTTTGAATCATCATCATCTTGTTCATCCTCATCTATATATTCTTCTTGTATATCTTCGATGAGTTCTCCACAAAATGGGCAATGTTCTGGTAATTCTTGCGACACCAATTGTTCTACATAAGCAACTTCATAACTTGATTCACAATTCAGGCATTCGCCAGTAACTAGTTTGGTCATTTTGACTCCTTAATGAGCCCAAACATCACCCCAAGTTCCTTGCTGAGCACCTTTTGCGTAGTCTGTTGCACGATTCTCAAAGAAGTTGGTATGTGTTGGAGCATTAATCATTTCTTCAACCCATGGTAATGGATTGCGCTTAACTTTAAAAATACCCTTCATACCAAGCCCAATCAATCTACGGTCAGCAATGTAACGAATGTATTTCTTAACATCTTCTTTTGTTAGTCTTTCCATTTCAGTTACACCAAACGCCAAATCAATAAACTTGTCTTCTAACTCCACCATTCTTTCAGCAATGGTATAGATTGAAGATTTCAACTCATCATTCCAAATTTCCGGGTTTTCATTTATATATGTTTTAAATAATTTCATCATGTTCTCGGCGTGCATTGTTTCATCAACAATAGACCAAGTAACAATCTGACCCATGCCCTTCATCTTTCCGTTACGTGGGAAATTTAACAACATAATGAAAGAGGAGAACAACTGCATACCTTCAGTAAAAGCACTGAACACGGCGATATGGCGTGCAGTGTTCTCTTTTGTACTATTGTTTGATGCAATGTCCAAAACATATTCATGTTTGTCACGCATCTCCGAATACTCTAGGAATTCATTGTATGTTGTTTCTGGCAGACCAAGAGTTTCAATCAAATGAGAATATGCAGCAATATGCAATGCTTCACGGGCAGCGAAACCCATGAGCATCATTCTCACCTCAGGCTGTGGGAAATAAGGTAGATAATTCCTAACGTAGCCGCCTGCCACATCAATATCACCTTGAGTAAAGAACCTAAAAATGTGCGTAAGGAATTGTTTTTCATCATTACTTAATTTCCTTTTCCAGTCTTTTTCATCTTCTAACATAGGAACTTCGGTATGAAGCCAGTGAATCTGTTCATGTTTCAACCATGCTTCATATGCCCAAGGATATACAAATGGTTTAAAGCTACTGCGTTCGTCAGTTAACTTATAATTTTGTTTTTTAATCATTGAACCATTCCTCTAATTGTTTTAATGACTGCACACCAGTTTGTTTTTTCAAAATGTTGTAATTTTCGTCCAACATCACCAGAGTTGGTACACTACGTATACCAAAATTCATAGCAGCTTCTGTATTTTCATCAATATCAACAACTTCAATAGGAATGTTTGTTTTAATTGACTGTAAATTCTTTTCTAACATTTTACATGGTTGACACCACGATGCGGTAAATCTAATAACTTTCATTTGTTCTCTCTTTCATACATTACTGTGTCAGTGTCACCTAAAGACCATTTTGCATTAGTTTCAACTGACCATCTTTTTGTTGATACTTTAAAATCAGGCATTTTCAATTCTTTTGGATTGCTTGATGGTTCAAATATGATTAATCTATTGTTTGGTTGTGCAGCGAATTGGCCGTTATCACATTTAATGAAATTATAGGATTTGTGGTCCTCAATTTCTTCTGAAAATCCTGTATCCAATATATTAAAATCTGGATGTGCAGAATCTACAGTAAACATATATTCACCATACATCCAACCACCATCTTTTAATTTAAATTTGCACCTCATTGATTGTAACTGTGATTTTTTCAAAACAGTTATATCATAACTCAAACTATCCCATAGTTGCAAATAGTCCAAAGACAGTGGTTCACCTTCAATTGGTTTCCAACAATATGCACTAATTGGTAATTTATCATATAAAGCACCATATTCATTCAGATATGATTCTATACGAAAAGCTTGACCTCTTATTGATTTGATACTTATCCACCAACAAGGAACCAATTCACCAAATCCCTTTTGAAAATCATATAGGAATTCTTTTCTAATAAAACACCTAACTGGAGGTAAGTTGGCAATTATATGAGCCATTTAACCCTCACAAGCAATACAATCGTTTCCTTGAGCAATCTGTGTCATATCTAATTCTTTAATGACTTCACGCTCAATCCTCTTTGATACTTTATCAGCCTTAGCCAATTTTTCACTACGGCAGTAATAAAGTGTCTTTAATCCTTTTTTCCATGCCATAAAGTGTACGGCATGAATATACTTAACATGGCTGTCTGGTCTAAAGAATACATTTAGGCTTTGTGCCTGGTCAATGTATTGTTGACGGTCAGCAGCATGTTCAATCACCCAACGCTGGTCAATTTCCATGGATGTTTTAAAGACTTCTTTATCAATTTCACTCATCCACTATAAATGTTGAACTGAAACATCGTTAGCAATGATACTCGACCAAATTTGTTGATACTCATCTTCACCTTTTGGTGTTAATGGTGTGCCATCTGGTGCAAGATAATTCATAATGACTTTATCAAGATAACGGTTCTTGTTTAGATATGAGCCCGATAAAGTGTCCTGACGGTATGCATTAGCACGCCAAGGCTCAACACTAGGGCTAGTATTTCCCAATATGATAGACGAAGAAGCATTTGGAGCAATAGCCATAAGATGACTAAAACGGAAACCAGTGCCCACAGCATCGGGTGCTTCGCCACGTTCCAGACCGAGTTGAACATTTGCTTCATCTAATCCCTTTCTTATTGTTCTAAAGATTTGATTGTTGATTGATTTTGCAATTGCAGATTCGAAAGCCACACCTTTTCGTTGGAGATAAGCATGGAAACCCAAAGCGCCAACGCCAATAGAACGTTCACGCATAGCAGAATATTTGGCACGAGCAATATAGTCAGGAGCATTGTCAATGAAATATTGCAACACGTTATCAAGCATTTCTGCTACGTCACGTAGAAAAAGTGTATCATTCTTCCACTCATCATATGTTTCCAAGTTTAATGATGAAAGACAACATACAGCAGTACGATTTTCATCTGTCGGCAAAATAATTTCCGAACATAGATTTGATTGATGTACTTTCAAACCTTTGTCTTTCAACCATTGTGGCAACATACGATTGCTTGTATCAATAAAATGGATGTATGGTTCACCTGTGTGCATACGCAGGTCCATTAATTTCTCCCACAACATCTTAGCAGATACAACTTCACGCACTTCACCTGAATGTGGATCTTTTAATTCCCAATCATCGTTTGCGTTTTTGTCAATCATGCAACGCTCGATTATTTCCATGAATGAATCTGGAATATTCACTCCATGGTGTAGATTCAGACAACGCATATTTTGGTCGCCTGTTGGTTTACGCATTTCTAGAAAAGGGATAATATCAGGATGAGATATATCAAGGTAAGCAGCATAACTGCCACGGCGAGTGCGGCCTTGACGATAAGCCAAAGAACTCGCATCGTAGATTTTGAGGTGTGGCATGACTCCTGTTGATTTATCATCAGAAGAACGTATGCCGAAACCAATGCCCACACCGCCGCCAAGCATAGAAAGCCAATTAGTTTCACTAAGATTGTCAACTAGTCCCTCCGCTGTGTCTTCAATAAAATTAAGGAAACAAGAGATAGGCATCCCACGCTTAGAACGGCCAAAAGATAAAATGGGAGTAGAATAAGAAAGCCAATGCTTACTGCTGTAATCATACAAACGCTGAGTGTGAGCAGGATTACTTCCAAACTGTTTCGAAACAAACGCAAAACGATGTTGTGGAGATTCTTCATCTTCTCGCATATATGATTCTTTAAGTCTTTTGATACCCAACTCATCGAATAATTTATCTCTCTCTAAATCTATATTAATCCCAAGATATTCCATTTTCTTTACCTTATTATTTTTTTACGAATGGTTCCAGATTAGGTGGTGTCCAACCTTCAGGCTTCAACACTTTACCATCTGCACGCTTGTTTACTTTACCGGTCACTGGATCAATTTTAGAAAGATTAGAACGAGCAACTTCATCCCATGCACCGTTCACATCATAACCTTTCATGTAACAATAACCCAATATCACCCAAATCATATCCATGCAACCGTCTAATTGCCCCACTTCATCATTGGAAAGATAATCACGAATGAATTCATCAAATTCTTCACGAATGAGTTTCTTATATAGTACTGCGTTCTGACCGTTTCTTTCCTGTTCACACGCCTCAATAAATTTTACAACGTCATCATACATTGATGAACTCCTTAATCATAGGAAAGATAGGTTCGATGGCATCAGCACACCTCAAAGCAATTTGTTGATGTTCTTTTTGTGTACCATTACCCGAACGGAGTTGTATATAGTGAACCCATGAACGTAGTGTTCCATTCATATACATTCTTGATACTGTAATACCTTCAGGTAAAACAGCTCGTGCTTGTTCTTTTGCAATACCATGTTCAATTGCCCAATTGTAAGTATCATGTGTAATCTTGTGAATATTCTTTTGCATATTCTCCCACTGATACGCCAATCGACGTTCTTCATCAGTACCACTAATTGAAATACTGTTCTGTCGATTCTTTGTGTCTTGTAGGCGACACTCCTTCAACTCATATCCTAAATCCGCAACAGCATAACGCTGTGAGAACTCTTGGAATGAAAATGAACGATGCCTTAGAATCTGACGAGCAATATCTCTTGTCGTTTCAATCTCTAAACATACACTCACCATTTCAAGTGGTGACCAATGTTGATTTTTAATCAAATAACGAACAAGCTTTTCTGCTGTGTCTGTGTTGTCTTGATTTGCTGGGTTGGATACTCTTGCACAATATGCAATTTGTTCCAATAGATTGCGACCCTCAGGGTCCTGAGAATAATTAATTAATCTAACAGTCATTTCACACCTTTTTCCAGTTTATAAATTCTATTTTCGCTCTCAAATTTTGGAATGTATTTTTACTTATAATATCTTGAATTTCGTCCGGTGAAAAACCAGACAAAATCATTTCATTAATATCTTTTTCCTCAATCATTTCTGGCCAGATGACAATAAGATAATGTTCCTCAATGGCTTTTTCCATGTGACGACAAATATCTTTATTTCTTGGTTCGTTATCGTAAATCAAAACTATTTTTGATTTGTCAATATAGTTTGCGGCTTTGGTAAGAGTTGCGTCTGCCGTGGCCACGGCGTTCTCCAAGAACAAGGAATCAATTGGTCCTTCAGTGACATACACTTTAGTTTCTTCATCACCAAGGTCGATCCTATCAAGTCCAAAGAGTTTGATGTTGTCATCTTGCATCTTCACTGTTATGTATCGTAACTTGGATTCACCCAATGCACGACCTTGGAAGGCTACGAGATTTTTATTCTCATCATAGAATGGAATGACCAAACGAGGATCGTTCTCTTTTAAACCCTCCTTTTCAATCTTCATATCAATTTCAACAAACTTCTTAAAATCCTCGGCATAATACAACGAACCGTGGTGTATCGCAGGAATCTTCCGGTTAAGGACATAATCTTTTGCATAGTGACCATCTGGCAACGATTGTATGGATGGCAGTGACAATTTAGTTTTAAACTTAGGTGTATCCTTTACGATTTCAAAATCAGGTTTTTTGTAGTTGTCACGGCCGGTTTCACCGTTCTTGTAACGCTCTAGTGAGTACTCTTTAAGTAAGCTGGAGTCAACTTTGTCCAGGAAATTATAAAAGGACATGGATGCACCACAATTGTGGCACATAAAGAAATAGTTGCCCTTCTTGGCATACACGTAGCCACGGGCTTTTGTTTTATTTTTGGATGAATCGCCACAGATAGGACAACGGAAGTTATAGAGATCCGTTTTTTTCTGTGTGAATTTTGGAAGTTTTGGAGATACCCTCAACAAGAAGGTTCTATCAATATAAATGGACATAACAAAAACAAAGACAATCAGTTAATCAATTTCGTAATTATATCACTTTTCAGGTGAGATATCAACCATGCCAAAACAAGAATACCACCGGCTGCCATCCATTTCCATTCCAGGATTTTTTGTATTTCGGTATCTTCTTTTTTGTTGTGTTCGGCAATGTCTTTGCGTAATGCCTTGATTTCTTCCATTAGTCTGCGTTCGGTAAGTTCCACCTTGTCGGACAACTCCCTACTAATGGTAGTAATCCTAGAATGAATCTCTTTTACATCTTCATCCTTTTCTTCTTCTCTTTGACGCATATCGTTATAAATCTGTTCTACAATTTTTTCTTGACTTACAGTTAGTCGTTCAATAACTTTGTCCATTTTATCACACAAAACAGTAATGGACGATACCTGAGTTTTCAGGACGCCAACATCTACCTTTAATTGTGTGATATCTTGTTCGGACATATTATTTCTTTACAGGAACTTCTGTGCCCTCAAGTTTCTTATGAATCTTGATTACTTTGCAATCTTGTTGTGGTTTACCATCTTTACCGACAACAACTTTTCCATCTTTACCGACTCTATCTACACAAACTTTCTTTTCTTCAGCAGCAAATGCACCGGCAGCAATAGTAAGTGTCAACAATGCAATTAATTGTTTCATTTTTCTTCCTTTTTGGTAAATTTTTCGGATGCAGTGAATCCTAGACCTGCAATAACGATATACATCATTGAATCGAATGTTTGTGCAGATACTTGTTTATTTAGGAACATCTCACATACAAAAGATAGAGAGCAAAGTCCAAAAGCAACAAAAGTTATGACTCTTTTGCTGCTTACTGAACCGTTATGGCCATCCGCCAATAAACTAGTGAACCAGGCTTTCATTATCTTTCAGGATGTGGTGGTTGTGCTGGTGCAGGTTTGCCACCGAAACCAGAAACAACTTGTGGCGCAAAATCAGCAACTGTTGAAGCAAGGTCACTCATACTTGTACCATTGAAACCCGTAGGTGCAGGACCAATTGGTTTTGTTGCTGGTGCAGGCGCTGGTGGAGGTGCCGACATGGCTTTCTTTGTTGCCTCAAAGTTTTCACTTGCAGCCTTTTGTGCAGCCAACATTGCTTCTTTATCTTCTTTACTATTACCTGCCAACATAATACCTGACAGTGTACCAGTTAAGAATGTTGCAATTGGTACAATCAGTTCAAAGAACTTCTGGTCGATTGGTGAAATTGCGTTTAGTGGTTGTGTCACAAAGATAAGTGAATACAACACAACAAAAACAATACCTGTCAATGTCAATGCAAGGCAGATACCAATAAAAAATTTCAGACGAGCCATTAATTGCTCTTCTGTGTATAGGAATGTTTCTTTATTATTTTCCACAGCTTACTCCTTGGCTGGCAACAGGTGTGACCGGCGCAGCAGTCGTTTGTCCTTCTTTTGGTGGTCCTAATCTAGGATCACGCTGACCTTTAAATATGTGTTCTGGACATTCTCTACGAACATCACACTGAGGCATCTTACACATGTCTTTATCCCAATTGGCTGGGTCTTGACATGGATATCTGAATCTATCACCACTACACATTGCCATACCAACTGGTAAAGCAAGGAGTATTAACATATACTTGGCTAATTTGAAGTCTGTCATATTAAACTCCAAATACGTGCAATGCGTGTTCGTAGTGTTTAATACGGTCTTCTAAACCAATTGTGCCACCATTAATTTTCTTGGTGAGTGTAACAATGTCACCTTTATCAGCCCATTGGTTGAGATTGTTTGATTCCCAGAACCAACATGCAGATTGTGCAGCACCTTCAAATGTCTGCATATATTCTGCGGCTTCTTCTGGTGTTATTTGTAATGATGCAGCAAACCAAGTGTAGTTTGTTTTTCCTGTTACTTGAATAAGCCCACGACCACGATAACGCCAGCCGTCACCAGACTGCTCATCACCATTCCCCATACGACTGGCATAAATTCTATTTGCAATTTTCTCGGGTTTCTTTTCATATGCTAATGCTGTTGCGTCATCAGGAAAATACTTACCAAATATCTTACGCAACGATGCAGCTTTATAGTTTAAATTTTCCTGTAGGAAAACAAAGTTGCCCGATTCGTGAGCACATTGAGCCATGAAAGCAGCAATACGTTGAGGTGTATTGATTTCATAGTCAGGTAATAGTTGACTCAGAGCATGGTGCCACTGGTCAATGTAAGGGTTTTTTGGAAGTAATTGTTTTAGTTGTTCTTTTGTCAATTCCATTATTATTTTACACCTTCGTAAATGTGTTTCTGAACGTGATACCATTCAATCCAAGCATCATTTCTCACAGCACATTCGTAGTATGTAGAATAATTATAGATAACTGTCCCAGCCACATCACTCAACTTGGCATCTTCTCTTAGTTTTAATAATTGTGGACAAGGTTTCAACCCATATTTAGGTGGGTCAGGCCATTTTGGTTTAACAGGAACTGTAGTTGAACACCCCATAAGCATTGCGAGCACAAAAACTAATACAAGTGCAACTAAAACAAAAGAACCTGCACCTTCTCGTCTTTCATTCATTTTGGTGGCTCCGCTGCTTTGTTTATTACTTCTGTGAATTCTTTTGGTATCTTGCATTCATTATCATATTTCACAACTTCACGGTCAACATATTCTTTAAGTACAACTTGTTTTTCAACAATCTTGGTTTGTATCTTTTCAACTTTATCGTCTATCTTCACATTAGCTTCTTTTGATTCTTCTGCTGCCTTCTCGACTTTGGCTTCCATTTCATGTACACGGTCTAACCATGCATTGTTATCATAGATTGCACCAGACATGAATGTTCCAACAACAATAGCTGTCAAAGACCCCAACTGAATTGGAGTCTTGTACATATAAACAAAAGGAATTGGTATGAATTTAAGTAAATAGGTAAGTGCGTAACCTATTACACCAGAGAACAGTATGAGATAAAAAATCCAATCAGGTAACCATTTCAAAATCCACATTTTTACACCTTAGGTAATAATCTTCTCACCATTGTTTTCATAACTGGATTGCGTTTCTTGCTAACACCAGGCTCTCTTTGGTCTGTTGGCAATCTCGCATCACCTGAACCAGCAATACCTGCAACTGACATTCCACCTTCTTCATTGACTGTTTCTTCACTCATTTTATTACGAGTGTAGACATTTAAACCAGCAGGTCTTTTGATGCCAGCGGCTTTGTCTTTTTCGGCACGCTTTCTCATCATTGTGTTTGTGGCTCTTCTGTCTTGTTCCGGTGTTGTTGTATGTAACTTAGCTTTAAGTCCTGCTTTTTTAGCAGCGGCTAAAATTTGGTCTGCAAGACTATCTTCTTCTTTGATGTTGTCTCTTGCAGCTTCATAAGAAACACCTTTGGCTCTAGCAGCACCGCCACCACCTTCTCTTTCAGATTGTTCATAACTTTTTTTAGCTTTATCGGCTAAGTGTTCTTTCTGACGAGCAATTTCTTCTTTATCTCTTTGTGCAGTGGCAATATGACCTAAGTGTTGAGCTTTTATATCAGGATGAAAGTCGTAATCTGTCACAACATCTTTCATCTTGCCTTCATTAAATTGTTTAAATGTTTTCATCAGCAGTTCCACTTTCTTAGAGCTTTGTTGATTCTTGAATCTGGATCTCTTGCGGTTTTTGCAGAGGTCAGACGTTTCTTCATACCACCCATTCTTGCACAGAACGACTTACGACGATTAGCTGCTTTAGATCCTGGTTTCAATTTAGATGGCTTTGTTGTAACAGCTGTCTTTAGTTTAGAACCTGGATTTTCACGGCGATATGATGCAACACCTTTTGCATTTAAACCACCAGAAGGATTCTTACCTTCTTTGCGTTGCCATGCTGGAGTGGCTTCATCAATTTGTTCGACTTCTTCTGATGTTGCTCTCCAACCACCACCCATGGATTTGTATTTCTTGGCAGCCCATGCATTTGCATATGCAGAAGGATAAACAGCAAACTTTGATTTTGCTGCGGCCTTTGCTCTTGCCCACTTTTCAGGACTTGTTGGTTTATTCTTTTCCTCTAGATAAGCTTCTTCTAGATATTCGTTTCTAAATGTATTAAAGCTTTTCATTTATTTTGTCCTAACATTAATTGGTGCGCCTCTGCGTTCTGGATTTGGATCCTCTCTGCGCTTTCTTCTAGCCGCTGCAGCACGGCCTTCTTTTCCTAGTGCATGAGCTTTGGCTTGCGGTAAACACTTTGGTTTTCCCTCACCTGGATCACGAGCACATTGTCCTTTAATATTGCCTTTGGTGTCCATTCGGACCCATTTTTGTTTGAACCATTTGCGTAAATCTTCATCTACTTGTTCAATTTCTTCCTTGGTGCAACTTCCTGGTGTGAAAGGTGCTTTACCTGGAACTGGTTTGTAACCTGGCCAACATCTACTTTTTTCATCAACAAACTGTTTAAATTTTTTCATATTTTTACCAGTGTTTCTGCTATTTCTAAATCTATTTTTATATCATTTGAATAGATGTTTTTACCATTTATTCCGTATATAACTTCCGGCATAATATTGAGATATTCCAAAAATGTTTTTAGAATGTCATAATCTCTTTCATCAATCTTATAGAACAATATTCTTGAT